GCTATAAAATCAATTAAATCTACAGCACCCCTTACTACTCCTATAGCTTTTTCTGCTCCTTTTACTAAAGGATTTCTTGTAGTTCTCCAAGCACTAATAGCTTCTTGATCTATTGATTTGTCTTCAGGATTTACTTTAAATTTATAATTTCTTCCTACATTTTCAAAATCAAGACTAAATTGTTTGTAGGCAGTTTCTTTATCATTAAACTCTGTAAAATAATTTCCTTTAAAACCTTGTTTCTTTCTATTAATAATTTCTACAGCACTAAGCCAAGCTTCTCTTTGATCAAAGTCTCCATTAGCTTTTGTAAAGACAGACTTTTTAGGTTCTTGGTTGTGATCTTGACGCATGTTTTGAACAATAAAAGATACTTGATCTTGATAGTTTTGTTGATTTTCGGTTAAATCTTTTCTATCTACAACAGGCTTTACTATTGGTATACCTGCTCCAATAGACACTATGGGAGACGAAAGTATTTCAGTTTCGCCTAGTCTTGGTTTAGGAAAATTTTCAGGAACCTTTATTTCCTCTTGTATTTCTTCTTGTTCTGCCATTTAAAATTACCTTAATGTTTTTAAAATATTTAATTGATCTTTAATAGTATCTTTTTCTTCTTGATCTAAGAATCTATTATCTACATTTTTTTCTAAAAATCCACGTAAGTTATTATATCTTGTTTGTAAAGATTCAGACATTGTATTGTAATCCCCAACACCCTCTCTTGTAAATTCAGCAAGCTCTTCTTGAAGTGCTGCTTGTTGCTTTTCATCCCTGTAAGCATCTGCAAAAAACTTTTCTCTTTCTGAAGGGTTTTCATAAACATTTGATCTATTCATTTCAAAATCTAAATTATACACAGAATCTTGAACATTTTCTCCAAAGTAACCCATTAAATTTAGTAATTGATCTCTATCAAAATTACCTACTATTTCCCCAAGAGCAGCTTCTGCCCTGTCTACTCTACTAAAATTTTCGTTTCTACCTATCATTAAAGAAGGTAAAACTCTTTTAGTCATTTCTGTAGCTCTGTCTTTAAGGGCAACTGTAGCTTGTCCTAAATTACTAGCAGTATTTAAAAATTTACCTTCCTCATTAATAGCTCCTAAAGCCTTTAATGCAAAGATAACGTCAGCATCAGAAACTGTTCTTGTTCCACTTGCACCACCCTGAATAAAAGAAGCAAAAGTGTATGCCATAGCAATTAAAGCAGCTTTTCTTCTTTCACTAGCTGTAGTAGCTTCTTGTAACCTTATTCTATTAGCTATATCATCAAATTCTCTTAATTCTGCTTGTAAATCTTCAAATTGTTTTAATGTAACTTTTTCTTCAAATAAACCTTTACCAAATATTGATCTTGCTTCTGTTGCTGCATTTTTATTTGTTTTTGAAGAAGCATAATAAGCATTTAAATCTATAAGACCATCAGTTCCTAGAAAGTTTGACATATCTGAATCATACTCTATTTTTATAGAACCGTCTTCTCCTACTAAAGCTCCAAGAACGGCATCGCCTTGAGAAGCGTATGCACTACTTGGGTCTTCTCCTGTAGGAAAAAGATTAGTAAACAATTTTGCAACTCTTTCACCAATACTATTAGGAAGAGTAGCTATTCCTCCTAAATCTCTAAGTCTAAGACTTTCGTTAGTAGTATCAAAAACAAGAGAAAGTTTATTCATAAAATCACTAATTAATTCAATTTGCGTATTATATCCTTGAAGAGTTTTTTCAGAATCTTCTGAACTTCTATTAGGTCCTTTTCTATATGCTTGACCATCAAAGTTCCAATCTTTTTCTAAATATGCAGCTACAATATTTTCTGCCAACATTTTATTTCCATAAAAAGTATCTCCATATTTTTCTTTATTTTCATTAGTAAATGCTGGTTCGTCTACGTCTTGATAAGTACCCCTATATGATTGCAATGTATAATTAGGATTATTTCTATAAGATGCCATATCGTGAAATTTATTTGAAGTATTTCTATTAAATCCAGTGCTATTTAAAGAATCATATAAATCTATTCCCATATATTCAGTTTTAGTTAATGATCCATCTTTAGTAGTAAATGAATCTTTAGTAGCAGACGAAGCAAACAATACAGGAGATACATTTATTATAGAACCTTCAACTGCATTTTTTAATGATTCATCATCTGCAGGACCTATTTCATAAGTGTTATCTTTATTTTTCCACGCCTTCAGACCAGTATTATTTGAATTATTCTTAGCACGATTAAATGCTAAATAATTTTCATTAACACTACGACCTAGTATTAAATCATCAATAACAGCTATACCTGTATTAGGAATTTTACGTTTTAATATACTCTCACCTTGCTCAGTTATTGTTACATTTTTTTGATTAAATTCACCTAAACCTTCATAGAAATTTTGCATAAAAGGTAAATCATATAAAGTACCCTTTTCTTTTGCAGTTAATAATGCAGTATTAATTTTTGTTTTTTCTTCGTCATCAAGATTTGATAGATTCATAACATCTGAAAACCACGTATCTTTTTTATTAAATAAATTATATAGCCTAGCACCTTTTTGAGGGTGTTGAGCATTTGCACTTTTAGTAGCAGGATCAAAAGGATTATAACGAACTACTTCACCTTTCTCATCAATAAAAAAAGAATTTCTATTTTCTAAAAATAATTGTTTGTCAATATCTACCATTGCCGCATGTTCAGTTTTAAGTTTGTCATAACCTAATTGACTACCATACCCTGCCTGAGCAGCAAGAGGTCCAACAAGCTTGTTTTGCCAAATTTCATATTTTTTATCTTCTAATGCTAATTCTTGTTCAGCTTTTTGTTTAGCTTCTTTTCTTTCTTTTAACCTATTCATAGCACCTTCTACAAATGCAAAAGCAGATACGCCCATTATCCTTCCTCCATCTCTAAGAAGCTACCATCCGAAGGTACTTCACTTTGTCTATCCATATTTCTTATTTTTTGTTTAGCAGCTATTCTACTTTTTCTTTCATCAGCCATCTGTGCTATTCTGTCTTCAGCCCCCATAGCTCTCATTTCAGAAGCTACGTCAGGTCTTAATTGTTCCATAGTTCCCATCATTCGTTCTTCTATTCCTGCCTCTTCTTCCATTTGATCGACAGGTTGATCTGTAAATACTACTAAATCAGTTATACCCTGTTCTAACGCCATACTAATTAATATTATAGTTATAGCTGGTTTAACTATCTCTGCAACATCAGGAGAAAATTTACCTTGAGCTACACCCCCTTTAGTAAGCATACCTACTATAGCCTCTACAGGAAACCCTGCCCCCATCTGTGCTACTAATTCGTCTGCTACTTGTGGGGCTTGTAAAAAATTTTTTATATTATCTATTACAGCTTGAGGGTCTGTTTGTTCTGGTGGTCTTTCAAAATTACCTTCCCCTGCTTCTCTAGTTAAAGATTCGCCAGGTATAGGATGGTTAAAGGGGTCTGTTTGACCTTCTACAGTATTAGGATTTGTATTATCTATTGTTTCTGGTACTATCTGCATTAGCTTCTGTTCCTTCTATATCTACTAGCGTATTGATCAGGATTAACAAAATATTTATTGTCCATAAAAAATCTTTTAAGTTCTTTTTGTAATTGAGGAGAAAATTGACTAGCTTCTGATTTAACATAATCTAAAGCAGACTTATTATTAACAGTACTTTCATTTCTTCCTTTAATTACTTGAGGTGCAGATTCAGCTCTACCAGTACCCATAGCTATTCTGTCTGCAGTGGGTGTACTAGCTGCTAACGCTTCTTTTTGTTGTTGTGCATAAATTGCTTTAATCATTTCTTCGTTAGATTTTTCAGACTTTTCATTATCATCACCAGCACCAAAAAGTACCTCAGTAACAAAATCTCCTACAGGATTATCCAATACATCTAAAGCAGGGTCTATCCACTCATCTTTAAATTTGTCTAATGTGTCTGTCATGCTTTTCTCCTAGTC